TGTGGTAAAGTTTTGTTCTCCAATATATGCAATGCTGGTATGGACTCTATTTTTATCATCAATTTTACGAGCTGGATCCAGCAGTTCAGCCACAGTCAGGTCTTGACTTGGTTTAAAATCTGGATATATACTATCTTGTATTTCTACTGTGCCTCGTCCGCCTACATAATCATCAACAAAAACAGGTTCATATAGATCACCGCTGCCTCTTTCAAGACTATAGCTCGCTGTTTGCGCATCAATGGTATCAAGCTCTGTGCTGAGCAAGGTAACCTTTGCTCTACCATAGGTACTGTTGAGATGCACTAGGTCTTTTGCTATAAGTTGTTTACTTCCATCTTGACTGATAAGTCGAAATGTAATTGTGCTACCCGAAATATTTACGGGCTTCTGGTCTTGATTGATAAATTCAAATAGTATTACATTATCAACACCACGATTGATTTTAAGGTTCTTTGCGTACACTGGCTGCCATCTCCGGTCAAAGTATGCACCACTGCTGTTAAGAACAACAACTTGTTTTTTTTGTTGATATAGATAAGCGGTGGTAGAATACATAATAAATAAAACTCCAATATAGAGTATTTATGGGCCCAGAAGTATTTGAAAAATTAGCAGAACGATATCCTTTTATAACACTGTGTACCTATGCAGGAAGTGAATATATAGGAGTTGTTCAAAACCAAGACGATCTCGTAACAACCATCTACGACTTTGGTACCATAACCGACGGCAATCTCAAGGAACAGTTTCTTGACTTAGCAAACATTTGGTGGTGGGAAAGTAATCGTAGCATTCCTATAAACATATTTCTCAAAGGCGAATGGGATATCTTTAAACCTTATCTCAAAACTTTTGTGAACAAAGATTTATCTATACTACATGGACCTTGTACAAGTTTAGCTGAACTAAGTCGTAAAAAAACCAAACGTAAAAGCATTACTCTTGTTCGCAAGGTGGATTAGCCACAGTCCACTTTAAAAATTCATGATTATTATGATCCCATTTTAGTGCAAACAGTGTGAAGTCTTGTTCAGTCATAGCAACGCAATGATGCTTGTCTAATTGAGTATAAACAATAGGCAATCTATCAAGTTTGTCAGTGATACTACGCCAAGCATACCCCCTACTCATGTGATTACTGCCTCCTATGAAAGGCCAAGCAACATATTTCATAATTTTTGTTCCAATAAATTTATATGTAACGCCACTAATTTTGCATAGCTGATGCTGTGTGACTTCTTAAATGTAAATCCTTTACTGTCGTCTCCATCCCATACACTGGCAAAAACACTGTCCCATGACTGGCGTTGTAAGTGTGCTTTACCAGGGCGTATAATAGCAATAAAAGCTGCCATTCTTGGTATACTGTCAGGAAGCATGTCGCAAACTAAATCATGATAGTTTCCGATATGCACAACTTGTGTGCAAAATTCTTTGTCTAATAACAAACTCCAATCTGTGTCTTTGTTTAGCATTTCGTCATAGTGTTTTTGATCTTGTATTAGTTCATATACACTTTGATTTAAAAAGTCAATTTTAAAATAGCCACGTGATTCTGCTTCACGATAATCTAGACTAGCACACACATTGATTGGATCTACTGGTATTGGTGTAACATACACACCTGAATTATGTTTTCGCACTTCGCCATTGTTTTCTTGTCGTGCTGGAACGTGCTGTACTAACTGTAACACAGTGTTGCGATCAGCAAAGTCAATGTCTACATCTGCACTCATTACCAACCTGCCTGTCTTAGTATTTCTTCTGCGTATGCTTGATCCGCTGGATAATCTCGAAACTTCTTCTGCCAAAAGTCACTGTCAATCCAAGGCCAAACTATCTGTATTTGTTCAGTGTTCATGTTGTTTAGGAACTGTTGTCCACTTTCACAGTTGTATATAATCCATGGCGATATCCGTCCTGTGCTTATAGCATAGGTAACTGTGTTGCTGTTGCCGTAGCGTAGCAGATCATGTGGTTCGCAACCCTTTTCCTCACCCCAGGATATAGAGTAGTTTATAGCACGTTGTAGTGCGTCTGTGAGTGCTTCTGTGCGCAGATACTGTTGTAGATATTCATCATACATCGAATCCTTTGCCCAGTGATCCAGTTTCTTGTTGTTTTTAAGCAACCAATCAATGTAGCGTTCCACGTTGATTGCGTTAATCATCACACATTGCCTGCCAAACTTTACAAACGCATTGTAGTAAGGACTTTTAGCAAAGTCATCATAGGTTTTAAACTTGGCTGATCCTTGTGTTGTTTCATAGAAACGCAGATAGGCGTTCAGTCCAATCTGAACACCCTTTTCGTTTTGCTGCTGATATCTGCGTTTAGGTTCGCAAAGGTGTACTGCTAGTGTGCTCTCTTTTTTAAAACTTTTTTCACAGTACTTACAAACATGTTCACTTGTCGTTTCCAAGATCCTTCATCAACTCCTTGAGTTCTTTCTTAGTAACTATTTTTGCTAGTGTGTTTATATCACTCATTTTCCAACTGGGAAACAGTTCCATGAGTGCTTTTTTTATTTCGTTGTCACCTTTTTCTTTCTTCTTTGGTGCTATCCATTGATGTCTATGTGACCCCATTCCTGGACTTATCGTAGTTGCTAGTAACCATTGTAGTTTAGGGTGCTTGCTCAAGTCAAAAAAGTTTTTGTTCAATCTCTCGTTACAGGCAACCAAATAGTATTCTTGCAGTTCTCTGGGTCCTTGCACTGCACTACCCCAGCGTATCATAAGAAAATTGCTGAACTTTTTGCGCTCTTCGTCTGAGAGGCTATCATAAAAGTTTCTGCTTTTACGATCCAGTTGTGCCATTTCGTTTTGTATGCTGAGCTTTTCCACTAAAATGCCTTGTTATAGTCTACTACTTCACAGTTTCTCGAAATGTCTTTTACAAAGTATGCACACATTGGATTCTCTCCTGTGGTAAATGGTACTGCCAACATCTGTCCATTTTTAAGTTTTGGAGCGCACCAACTTACATCCTGATATACATCGTCAATTTCAACACTGTGAAAGGTTGGTGAAAAACTGGTTCTTGGATTGAATTCAAAGATTTGAAATCCTCTGTCATTTATACTAGTAAGAGGTAGCATTTCAAGATCACCAACATCAGGTTCGCCAATCAATACTTGCCAATCAATGGGCATTTTCATTTTGTGTTGTCCAATCTTAAGCACCAGTGCAGGACTGTTGAATGTTTCTAAGAAGATCAGTGGAATAAAAAGATAATCTGGATCACCTGGATCACTGTTATCAAAAATAGCAAATCGCATGTCGTCGATTTCATCTGGCAGATGTTCTAGATCAAAGCTTTCATTTTCTAATGTTAAAATTTTCATACTATTATTGTAATGTTTCCTCGAGCTTTTTGTCAATGATATTGGCAATTTCCTGGCTTGCCTTTTTGTTATAATGATTGTATTCGCCTTTGTTTTTCAACCATAACTGATAAAAATTTTCTATTTGCAGACTATACAAATCATCACTCCATTCAAAGTGAGTAATATGTATTACTCTTGCACCCCAAAGTGCATCTTCCATTGCACGGATACTACTGTTGAAGACAAAATTATAGTAGTTTTTATCAAATACATGTTTGAAATAGTACGCTAGTTCAGCGTGACCTTTGCTTTCTACATCAGCAAAAATAATATCGCTGTTGTGATATAAATGGCCATCAGAGTAAAGTGGATTGTGTTCTGTATGTATCCTGTAAGGACTGGTATGACTTACAATCGTACAATCATAATCTTCCGGATCAACACTGCATAACTGTTGTAATATTTTGAATTCGCCAACACCTGGTTGAGCTAAGTTGGTTACATTGTGCTTCAAGGCCAGTAAGAAAGGCCATCCATACGCACCACTTAGTGAAGGAGCAGCAAAACTGTCTCCTACTATTAGGACTTCCATTCCATCCTCTCTTGAGTGAATGGATAGTTTGCGTCTTTATAGAACTGTTTGCGTTTGGTGAGATGACGTTTTGCAAACTTGCAGGTACTGGTTACGTCCCAGATTTGGACATAGTCTTTGTCTTCAGCTTTGCGAATGCCGCGTCCAATGCTTTGAATTACGCGAACAAAACTTTTGCCAGGCTCAATGAGAACAAGATTGAATATGCGAGGAATATTAATCC